GGCGTAGCGCCCGACGAGCGCGCGGAGACCCGCGACGCGCTGGCCGCGCTTGCGCGCGACTGGTGGCAGCCGCCCGCCGACCTAATCGCAACGCTGCCAAAGGGCGGTGTGCAGTTGTCCTACTTGGGGCACGCCGACACCACGCGGGCGCTGATTGAGGCCGACCCGTACTGGACATGGATTCCGATGGCCACCGACGACGCCGGGCTGCCGGTGCTGGACCGCGACGAACAGGGACGGCCGGTGGGAATGTGGATTTGGCTTCAGGTGTGCGGGGTGGAGCGCCCCGCGTACGGGTCATGCGAGCCGGGCAAGCGCGACGCCGTGAAGGAACTGATAGGGGATGCCATTCGAAACGGGGCCATGAGGTTCGGGGTGGCCGGTGGCCTGTGGTCGAAGGCCGACCGGAGCGACGCTGCCGCCACAAAGCCGCAGC